GCACAGCGGATGAATTTTTGATACATGATAGCCACCCCCCTCCCCTGCCGTATTTTTTTCTACGCCCTCACAAAACAAAGGGTTTACCCTTTCGTTATCCGGCGTGCTTACTCTGTCCGCTTCAAGGGTTTGTATTCTAAGGTCGTAAATACTTCCTGTCCTCTTGGTTGTTGTCATTAGTGCGAACGAATCGCCACTAAGCAAGGCATTTAAAAATGCCAACTGCTGCAACTGATAAAAATTGTCTATGCGTTCAAGGTCGCAATTTGTAGAATCCGCCCAATGTGCAAATTCTCTTTCTATCGTTTCCTCTAACTCTCTTGCTTCCTCCGGCTCAATCTTTAGCACTTCCTCATTGATTGATGCTTTTAGGTGTAGTCCAATTCCTATAGTATTGGTTCTAAGCCTTTTTATTGCCCCTGTGGCAACATTTGAGCCACCATAGAATAAATCCCTAGACCTCTGCCTTAAAGGGTCTATATTGTCCTCTACGTCCTCTCTGTGACTACCTCCGCCGTGTGTCCAACCTATAAGGCTTTTCTTTGTAGCACTTGCACCGTAGTTTCCGTAACCGCTGTTAATCATACTAAGGCGTTTTTTTGCCACTTCTCGCTTTAATGCCCTTTCCGGGGATATTGCTTTTATGGCTTTATCAATAAAATTCAAGGCTTAAACCTCCTTTCTCCGTATTTTGGGTACGAAAAAAGCACCTTGGATACTTCTATATCTCCTTGGTGCTTTGCTATTTTATATATTATCACAAAAAATCGGGCAATGGCGGGCAATCTTTTATTTTCCTGTTTTGCTTGTATTTCTGCCCTTTTCGGCTGTTTTTGCCTATAAATCTCTCGGCACAATCCTGTATACCCTGTTTCTACCCTTTTTCTTTGCTAAATTCTCCAATTCCGCCACCTTATTACTCCAATATTCTATCTGTTTGCGGATTTCTGCCAAATTTGCCCTTGTAAAAGACTTTCCGCCTATTGTGTATGATTGGTTTATTGCTACCTCGCTTTCTGCTTCCAACCACATTTCCAAGTGTTTTTTTGCTACTTCAAGTGTTATTGCTGCCATTATGTTATACCTCCACTCCGATTTCCTCTATGCCTTGTGTGTTTTCGTGTTGCCTGTACCTCCGTATTTTTCTTCGGTGGCTCTTTTAGCGTTAATCCTGTAATTTCTATTGCTGCCTGTGCGTAGTTTCTGCAATCTAAAGGCTCATTTCGTTTTGTTTCTCCTGTAAGTTCCCATACAAAATATGGTCTGCCTTTTTTATATTTTAGTACCTGTTTCTCTGCCGTAAGACCCTTAAAATAATCCTCGTCATATCCTCGGATGTATTCGTTTTCGTCTTTCGGAAAGTGGCAGTATCCGGGGCCCTCTTCCTCAATCTGCAACCTCTGTAGCAAAAGGGATTTGCCTGTATCAACTCCAAGGGTAAATAAATACGCCTGTTCCCTGTTATTCTTTGTCGGCTTTGATATGTACGGTCTTGCCGTACCCTCATTACCTCCCTTTATTGCAAATATCTTTCTTGCCGTTCTCGCTTTACAGAATTTATATACCTTGTTGGTAAAATGTCCGCCCGAATCCATACAGGCACATGATATTCTCATTGCCGTACCGTCTGCTTTCTTAAATGTCTGCTTTAAAAAATCGTCAAGGTTTTTCCACACTTCCGATTGTTTCAAATCTCCGTATATCCTCTTGTAGATTATGCCGTAACTTTCGTGTTCTACGCCCCAACCTACTACCTCGACCTCGAAACGGTCATCCTGTGTATCTATTCCTGCCGTGATTGCTATAACTTCGTCCGGCACTTCGCAACGGTATCTTTCCCTACGCTTCAACAGGTCATCTTTACTTGCTTTCTCGCCCTGTTCCTCCCAAGTCTGCCCTAATTCGGTATTAACCCAAGATTTCATAAGTTCGATATTGCCTTTTTTTAATGCCTGGTCCGCTTCGATAAATCCTTTTACTATCTTATCCCAACCAAAAAAAGTAGATGCCAAGGAATTAAAATGGAATCCTCGCACTTTACGGTTCGGATATTTTGCCACATATCGCCCCTCGTTAAAATGTTCTTTCCACTCAACCTCCGTATGCACTACTCCACATTTCGCACATACATAGGTTGTACTTTCTATTTCCCCGTCTGCATCCACCTTATAGATTAAATTGCTCCATTCCAACGGTTGTAATTCTCCGCAACTCGGGCAAGGTACATTCCATTCCTCCATAGTAGAATGTTCGTACTCCATTTCTATACGGCTTGCCCCTTTTATCGTTGGCGTGCTTGTGTCTACCTCTTTTCGATTCCAATATGTTGTAAGTCGTTTCCCTGCAAGTATCAGAGGGTCCCCCTCCGCTCCTGCGGTTGGTGGGTAAGCATCTATCTCGTCCGCCAATAATATACGAATCGGTCGGCTTCGTAACTCTGTCGGAGAGTTTGCACCTGTCATTGTGATACGTCCGCCCGGAAACGCCTTTTTAAAAATTGTGTTTCCTGCGGTTCGGCTTTTCTCGTTTATCTTATCCCTTAGTGCCGGGGTATCTCGTACCATTGGCATAAGCCTGTCTTTGCTCATTGTTTCCGCAAGGGATAAGGTCGGCTGCATACACAATATGGTGCATGGGTCGTAGTGCATATAATAGCCTATTGTATTAAGCAAAAAAGCATCCGTTTTTCCCATTTGTGCAGCACTCATAACCACAACTTTTTCAACGGATATATCAGTTATTGCATCCATAATCTCCCGCTGCCAAGGTGCTTTTTCTGTATTCCACTTACCGCCTTTGCTACCCGATTCAGAGGACAAACGGCGGTATCTGTCCGCCCATTGTGATAATGTCAAGTCGGGCGGTGGCTCTAAGACCTTAAATATTCTGTTGAAAAGGTCAATCGTTTCCCTCTTCATCTTCTTTTATTTCCTCCTTAAACATACCCTCAAAATCGGATAACTCGTTAAGTGCTTCTTCGATAAATATAAAAATTCTCTGTCACACTTTTTATCTGATCTAGAAAGCAGCTGCTTTAATCAAACTGAGAAATTAATAAATAATTACAAACAATTGCTGTACTATAAAAAATATCATAATGCAACCCTTGATGATATAAGCAAAGAATATATTACCGGCAGCCAAAATCCCTATATAAACGCTATCGGCAACGAACTTAAGGAGCAGGAACTGGTTCGATGTGACGATGTTGCTGCTACCCTTGAACCTTAATAAAACAAAACTGATATATGCTTCGATCTAGAGGGCTCCAATTGCCCAAAGAAGAAACATATATCAGTTAATTATTGTATACCACATTATACCTAATTTGTCAATCCCCAATTATAACTAAGAAAGGAATTATAATGCCACACAATATTTTAATGTCTAAAATCCGCTGCTACAATCCCAATAAATCACACGCAGCGCTCAAAAATCTGAACTATATTGTATATATAGGCACACGCCCCGGTGTAGACCTCACAGATGTTAAGCTTGATGAGCTCACTGCTATTACCGAAGAAGATATTACACCTGACGAACCGTCTGCCAACTCCCAATACATTTATTACATTGCCAAACGCCAGAACAGTCAAGGCTTGTTTGGCAATTTTGAATTTAACAACATCACCGAAGTGGCTCACGAGGTAAGAGATGTAACCGATGCCGGTGTAAATGTCTATAGAGGCATTGTATCATTGTCCGAAGAAGATGCTGTAGCGCTTGGGTATAACAAAAAAGACGCCTGGGTCAAATACATGCACTCTGTTATGAATGATGTCGGAAACAGCTTTGGAATTCCCTTAACTGCGCTTAAATGGTGTGCCGCAGTTCACATGGAGCAGGGGCACCCACACTGTCACTATACATTCTGGCGGACAGACGGCAAGGTCATGTCATCATATATTCATGTATCAAAACAGAATGAAATACGTGAATTCCTTTCCGGACAAATGTTTAAAGCCGAACGCGAAATGTTTCTCCCGGAAAAAAATCAGTATCGTGACGCAACCATCGGTGCAGCACGTTCCTTTATGAATAGTCTTGACATTGATTTTAACCATATTCCTGAGCGCATAACACAACAGCAGCTTCAGCACATGTCCTCAGATCTGATTGAACTGGTTAATTCCCTTCCCGGCAGGGGAAGTTTAAAATATAAACTTCTTCCGCCAAAATGCAAAATACTTGTCGATAAGGTTGTGGAAGACGTTATACAGATTCCGGCAGTTAATAAAGAATATACCGCATATATGAAAGCCGTCTCCGATATATCAAAAACCTATTCAGGAAGTACTAACCATCAAGCTACAAACCAAACCGTTGCTGATGAAGATATCCGGAAAAGACTTGCGAATTCAATCCTTAAATCTGCCATCACTCTTTCACTTATTCAAAAAAAGAACTTGTCGGGTGAACTGAGTTCACCCCTGCATAATGACAATCTTCAAGTGAACTCAGTTCATCTCTACGATGAGGACACCTCTCA